CGGCACAACCTTGGTTCCGATCGAGCCGTCCGTCTTCAGATAGTCCTCCGTCTCGAACAGGATGCCGACAGGCTTGTTCATCAGATCGGCGAACACTTGTGCGTCGAACTCTTGAACCTGCTGCGTGTCGCGGTCCCATTTCTTCACGACCGCATCGCTCGGCGCGATGTTCTTGACGCGCAGGCATGTCATCAGCGCTTGCAGTTGCTTGAAGCCGAACAGTTCCTTGTTCGCTGTGTTGAACGTCCAGAGGGTGAAGTTCGCCGTCTGCTTGTCTTCGGTCACGAAGGCGAAGTCGATGCCGCGTGTTCCCTTCGAGCTTTCGATATCCTCGGCTCGCGTGAACTGGCCGACGTACTTGCCGATTTCGGTGATGCGCTCGCTGCGCTGTTCTGCCTGGCGTGCTGCTTGCGGGTTCAATGCGTACATACTGTTTCCTTTGGTCTGGTGGATCTGGCTGTTCTTGGCTCAGATGAAGGGCAATTAAGCGGCTTGCCCGATGCCGTAGTAATCAACGATTGCGTCGTCGACGAGATACAGATCGTTCGGAATGCGCTCTTGGCCGAACAGCCCCATCGGGCTTTTAACCGTGTCGCGCCCGCTGTTGCGTGTCGTGAAGGTGTATTCGCCGTCGACAACATCGGTCTTGAGGACGATCGTGAACAGGCCTTCGACGGTGATCTTTTCGTCGAGCAACTTGCCGATCGTCTTGGCCTTGGTGTGTCCCGAATCGAGCTGCTCGCTGTGCGTGAGGATGTACACGCGCACGTCGTCAGGAAGCGTGTTAGCGGCCGTCAGGACGTCCCAAGCGTGCTTTCCAATGTCCGTGAACTTCTGGAAGCCCGTTTCCCCGCTGCGGCGCATGAATTCGTTCGCAAGCAGGTATTGGAAGTCGTCGATGATGATCGTCTTGCGCTGCGTCTTGCCTAGAATGCTGACGATGCGCGCGGCGTCGTCAGTGACGAACATGTTTCCGTCCGGGTTCTCTTTGCTCAGGTAGCTCCAGCCTTTCGCCCGGAAGGGAAGCGGCTTCTTAACGATCTGAATCAAAAGGGTCTGCGCCGGATCGAAATTGCGCAGGGAGGAGGATTTGCCCGTTCCGCTCTGACCGATGACTAGCGTTGCTGTGCTCATGTTCGTTCTCTCGTTCGTGCTGTTCGCGTTCTTCGGAAATTTGCTGTTGCCACCACTCGGCGCCGTCGCTCATTGCCACCCCGGCTGTGTAGCCCATAGGAACCAAGCGAGCAGGGCGGCGAAGAAAACCCAATCAAGCGCGGCCCGCATGGCTGATCTCGTCGATTTCATCGCGCAGGACGCGCGCACGGTTCACAAGGAGGGAGAGCCAGCCATCGGCGGCGGCTTCAGGAAACATCGATGAAAAGCGACGCCATTCGAGATCGAAATTCATCAGAAGGGCGTACATGTCCGGCACCTTCTCCGCGATCTGCACCTGACGATGTAGTTCGATCAGTTCGGCGACGGGGCAAAGGTGCTCGTCGCCGGCCTTGCGCAGTTCCTGCATGAATACTGACTTAGGCACTGAAGCAGCCAGTGTATCCATTGCGGACAAATTTTTACGCGCAACAGGAGCTTGTTGCGGTCGGAAGGCTTCGATACTGCGTAATAAGCCGTTGCGGGCCAAGGTTTGCGGTTTCATCGATGTTTCCTTCTGGGTTGTTGTTGTGTGTGCTGCTGAGTTGAATAGTACTTGCGCTGTATTAGTAGCGCAAGCATTTTCGCCAAATTATTTGTGCGATCGCCTACATTTCTTCGCGTGCTAGCCATCCACGGCGTTCGAACGCCGGTCGTAACTTCTCGTGCGTCGCCTGGCGCAGCTCTGCGATGGCCGGCCCGATCTTCGCTGCTGCGTTGTATGCGGTGCTTCGGCTTACTCCGCACTCGTCGGCGATGTGCTGCGCAGAAGGGCAGTAGTGCGCGCCGTAGACGAACTCGCGCATCAGCATCAGGCGAATGACAGCCCGATTGCGCACGATGCCGGCGAACAGGTGTTCGAGCCGACCGATCGCCGCGTGTCGCTCGCCGTTCTCGCCGCCGTATTCCGCGTCCAGGAGCGCTCGTTGATCGAGCGAGGTATGCGACTCGATCACATCGAGGATCAGCCGCGCCTGCGCCCGTTTCTCGCTCGCGGATAGGATCATGCCGCCTTCCTTGCCGATGAATTCGCCGACCTTGCCGACCTTCACGCCGGCCGCTTGCCGCCACGTGTACGCGAAAGACAGTGCGCTCTCCATAGATCCAAAGAGCGCCATTCTTCGCACCGCTTCGTCATCGGCCGTAGACGAGCGCAGAGTAAGTCCGATTCGCCGAAACTGATCTTCCCGATCTGATAAACGCAGCCCTTGCATGTGGATTCCTCGCGCGCTATTAGTATTTTTAGTGGGTCGCCGTATTCATGCTGGCGTAACGGTTTGGTCACTCGTATGCGCTCCCGGGCTGACCGGGCTCGTTACTCCCTGTGCATTCGTTCCGGTGATCGTTCGCCTTTGGGCATCGCTTGTTGCCGCAAGTTGGGCATAGGATCATCCGAATCCTGAGAAAGCAGTCAGCGCCGGCTCTCTCTTGCTCACATCGATGACAGTCGCATTCGCTCATACTTCCTCCTTCTGCTCGCGTTTCGGCGGATTCCATGCTCGCGCCATGACGTTGAAGAACAGCCACCAGTACAGGGCGGGACTCATTTCATGTCCCTCAACATCCAGCCCACAAACAGCCCTAGTCCAAATACGAAAAGGGTCGTCATTCCGACTGCGAATGCCTCGAATGTCATGCCGCCTCCAATTGGTTAGCCATCAATCGCGCACGGCAAGCGTCTTGCATCGCCCGTAGCGTCTCCATCGCACGAAACACTGGCGGCGTATCCTCGCGCGTGCTAAACCAAATGCAGCCCGATCTATCGCGGCGGCCGTTGCATTTCACCTTGCCGCTGGTTTCAAGTCGCGATAGTGCCTGGCGCACCTTCTGAGCCGTAATGTCGATGCTGTCGGCGATCTGCTGAACGGTGGCGCCCTCGGGCTGCGTGCTGAGGTAATCGCTGATGCGGGCTGGAATCATGCTGCCTCCGAATCAAGCCCGCCCACGTCGCGCGATTGGCGCCGGTGGCTCTCCCAATCAAACTTCACGCTGACGCCGGATTCGCTCAAGCGGTCCATGAAGCGCTCGCCGAGATACGCCTTCAGGCTCGGCACGTCGAGGTTCGTCAGCAGGATGGTGGGCTTGCAATTGAGCCTGCGCGCCTCTAGCAGCTCGTGGAGGGTGCGGATCTCGTCATCCGTTCCGCGCTGCAATCCGATCTCGTCGAGGATCATCAAATCGATCGACTCGAACTGGCGAAGCATCTGTTCTTCGGTAAGCTCGGAGTTGCGCGACCATGTTCCGCGAATCTTGGTAAACAAGCGTGCGGTGGACGTAAAGTAGACGGTGTGACCGCGTGCCATCAGGTAGTTAGCGGCCGCGCATGCAAGGTGAGATTTACCGGTACCAACTTTGCCTATACCGACTAGGACCGTTCCGCGCTTCAGGTGCAAACTGAAATCCCGAGCGAACATATGGAACCTGTCCCATGCCGCGCACTGCGCCTGCGACTTCGTTTCGTAGTTTGCAAACGTGCGATCGCGGAACAGCGCCGGGATACCCGCTTGCTCCAGTCGCGCTTCGATCTTCGCCTGACGCTCCATCTGCTCTTTCTTCGCCTGTATGGCGGCCTCGCGGTCTGCATCTTCCTTCGAGCAGGAAGGGCAGCGCGTCACACGAATGGTGCATTCGCCCACAGAGATTGAGCGGATAGGGAACTGGCCGTGCTTCTCGCACATGCCGAATTCAGCTGGCGTACCGTCGCACACGCCATGCGTCGAGTTTTGGCACATCACCTTGCAATTTTTTGCGCAGTAGGCGTTCATTTCTCCTCCTTGGCGCAAACCTGCATTGCGTGAATGGCGTTAGCGCACTCTCCAGCGCCATCGGACTGCCCGCCTACATACTCATTCCCTCTGAGCGGGCTATCTGCGGGGTGCCGCTTGAATTGGTCCCAATACTCGTTTTCGATTGCGCGGCACTTCTGCACGGCTCGCTCCAGCGCTTGGCGCTCTGCGGCTTGCCATGCTTCCCACGTGACGCGCGCGGTAGTTGAGGCGAGAGGCAAGCCGTGCGGCGTTTTAAACCACGCTTCGAAGCGCTCGCGGCTGGATTCACCTTCCGTCTGTGTGGTCGTTAAGTCATTCATCGCGGTTCCTTGTTTGTTTTTTTGCGACACTTCTGGTTAGAAGAAACTCTCGCTGTAGTCCATGTCAGCAAGAGATTTTGTTTTACTAGATGATACACCAGATGTTTTAGATTTGGGCGGAAAAATGCCCGCCCAGTTGTTTGCAATCGACGCCTCGACGGCTCTCCTTACATCGTGGCCAGCAGCATGAACCTCGCTCATGTCTCGCAGCCAGAGTTTCATTGCGTGCTCGCTAGCGGTTCCACGGTCTCGCTTCTTGCGGTAGGCGGTCCACTCATCCCATAACTGCGGATCAAGCCATTCGGGCAGAGAGGGGCGCGAAGCGCTCTTTTCAGTCTTTACTGCCTTTCTCAGTTCTTGCTTAGAATCAGTACTTACTAGTGTGGGATTTGCCGTATGCGGTTCATCCGTATCCGGTTCCGCCGTATCCGGGAAATCCGTATGCGGTGGAGATCCGCTACCGGATTGGGTTTCCGGTGTTTCCGACACGATGTAATCGACGGATGAGAACTGTCCGGACGTCTTGTTCTGGATGCGACGTAAGTACCCGACCTTCAGCAGTTCCTTCAGGAGCGCGTAGACGGCATCGCGCCCGGAAGGTTTGTCGCTGTCCCGCGTCTCATTGACGAGAGCGGCCGGAGACACGGACCAATGATCGGGCTTGCCAAGCAGGTAGATCAGCAGGCCGCGAGCGGCCCATGAAAGGCGCTTGTCCTCGCTGATCCGCTTGTCGAGCTGATACCAGTTGCTTGTTGGGCGCGGTGCGCGTGTGATGCTCATCGATCTTTATCCGAAAATGGCAGACAGTACTGCCATGAAAACGATGGAGGCGATCCAGCCAAGAATTGCGCCGCGAAACTCGTTCCCCTCGTCGATCATCATTCCGCCAAGAACCCCAAGGTGCCCGGCGGCGAGGCCTCCAAAAAACCAAATTTCGCTCATGCTTCGTCCTTGCCGGTGCCAACGACACGCGCCGGAAGATCGCGCAGGCGCAGCAGGTCGACGATCTGCATCCCGTCGCCGGCCGTGATCTCGTCGCTTGCGATAGCGAGCTTCACTGCGCGATCAGGCGTTACTGGGCGGGCGTAATTCTTGATGTGATACCAAGAGCACAGGCTCATGCCGAGCTTCTCGCGCACCTGGTCGACGATCTTGCGGCCGTGCTTTTGATGGAACTCGTTTGCATCCATTTTTCGGCTCCTTTCGCCTGTTTGTCTAAGGCTTCCATTGTATTATAAAGCGCTGTAAGTATCCACTATTTGTAAGCGTAAAGCGCCGTAAGTTAGTGAAAACTCTAGTTTTTTGCTTAGTTCACGCTTGCATTCAGACGCCCGATGTCGCAATATTCAGTTACACGAGAAAAGCAGGACGGCGAGGGGAGCACGACCGTACCGGTGAGAAAGCGCATGAGGTGCGCACGACGGGGCCAACCCGCGACTAAAACACAGGAACCGAAGATGACTGTAGAAACGATCGAGCGCATCCGTCAGAGAAACTTCCTTTGGCTGTTTGACCAATTCAAAGAAGACTTCAGAAAGGATTGGCCGAACGAGCCAGATAGGGGAATGCTCAGACGATTCGCCGACCGCCTCGGCATGGACCAGATCTACGTGTCTCAGATCAAGAACGGCGGGAAGAAGGAGGAGGGCGGTAACGGTCGAATCATTGGGCCGCTGCTCGCGCGCCGCATAGAGGGCGCTCTGAACCTTCCGGAAGGCTGGCTCGATACAAACCATCAGGCGCCGGCAGAAGTAGAGGACGAGGGCTTGGCAGACGTTCTAAACACCGTCCGCGGTCTCTACGAGCATTCGCCTGAAGCAACGCGCGCTGCGCTGATAAAGGTGATGGGCGCTATCGTCACAGGAAATCCGATAGAGTCGATCCTTCTGGAGAAGGAGCGGAACAGGCTTGCAAGAAACGGTTGACAGACGGGCAGACAAAAGTATTACAACGCTAACAATTTTCGTCCTACCAAAGTAATTTTGACTTCTAATACTGCTGAAATGCAACAAAGCGATACAAAAATTTGTTGCGTACCCATATGATAAGCCTTAATGTTCAGGGGTCGCTTAGTTGAAAGCGTCTCCCCAACAAAAGAGAAAGGCGGGTAATTATGACCGGTGCGCAAGCTGTCGCTGCAAATAGTGCCAATGTTTTGCCGGTGTTCGAGGACGAGTTATCGCCTCACGCCTGGAGTGACCACGAATTCATCAACGCGGCCTGCGCCGCCATCCCCGTTCACATGCGTCGGGAGGCGATTGCCGCGCTCATGTCGATCGTCGGACGACCGCACTAATACGCGCAAAGTTTTGGTTGACACAACTTGGACTGTTTTGATATGATTGTGTCACCGTGACGTCATTGCGACTTAGGTCGTATTCATCACCGGTTCCTTCTGCTGCAAGGCAGTTTCCGGCTCGCAGAAATGCTTGAGCCGGTTTTTTACAAAGTAAGCCGTCGCTAGAGAAATCAGCGGCGGCTTTTTCGTTTTCGCCTAGCGGCTCCCCACCGCTTGACCAGCCGGGAAAGTAGCGGCACAAACAAAAAAAGCCCGCATCGCGCGGGCCTTAGTCACTCATCATCCGGATCTTCCTCCGGTTCTTCGTCATCCTCGCCATCTGTCTCGTTGTAGTAGGCGTCAGCCTCCTGATCGAGCCAGAAATCGTGGCTGCACTTAAACCGCGCGTTCACTGCGCGCCTCCAGTGCGTCAGAGAGGATTTGCAGCATGGCGCGCGCTTCGCCGATTGCGCATGCGCTCTCGATGGTGATGTGGCCGGACTGCACCAGATCGCGCAGCTTGCCGATCGTCTCGGCTGCTTGCTTCAGGACGTAATTTTCGTAGTTGCTCATGGTTGGTCTCCGCGTTTGCGTGTAGATATAATACTTCCACAGTATTAGAACATCAAGTTTTGTTTGCAAACTGTCGACGCCGTGGATGCTTTGCGCGTTCGCTCGCCCACATTTAATACATTCACAGACTTATAGGAGCCGCCATGTCTCTCGTCTCGCTTGTCGTTGTCGCGCTTGTGTTGCTGCTGTCTGCGCTTGGCGTGCTGGCTGTTGCGATGCTCGCAATGGACTTCGCGGAGGACGCTGAAGAAATGGCGCTGTGCCTGGATCAAGAGAGCGCACACGGGGCGCTATTGGGCAGCGTAGAGAGCGAGAAGCATCGACTGATTGCTGGCGCGATGAAGGCTGATCGCGAGGCGGCACTAAAACGTATCGGGGGCGATGCTTGATGGTTGACTTACGACTTGGCGATTGCCGAGAGGTATTGCGCACGCTGGCTGATGAGTCAATCGATCTGACGGTGACAAGCCCGCCATACGACAACCTGCGCACGTATAACGGCTACACGTTCGACTTCGAAGGAATTGCGCGCGAGTTATATCGCGTGACGAAGCCGGGCGGCGTCGTGGTTTGGGTTGTGGGCGATGCGACGGTGAAAGGCAGTGAGACGGGGACGAGCTTCAGGCAGGCGCTTTTCTTCCGTGATATGTGCGGGTTCAATCTGCACGACACGATGATTTACGATAAGGGCGGAGCGGGCGGGGCAAAAGGATCGAACTCTGCGTACTGGAATGGTTTTGAGTACATGTTTGTGCTGTCCAAAGGGGCGCCCAAGGCGTTTAACCCTTTACAGGATAGACCGAACCCTTCGGCTGGGCGCACGGTGACGACGACGCGACGCAATACAGACGGATCGACGTCAAATCCGCGCACTGTGACGGTTGCCGAGTACGGGCGGCGCTTCAATATCTGGACGATCAAAGACGGCAAACGCCAGCACGAACACCCGGCAACATTCCCGGAATCCCTTGCGCGCGACCATATCCTTTCGTGGTCTAACCCCGGCGATACCGTCCTAGATCCGTTCCTCGGCTCCGGCACAACCGGAAAGATGGTTGTCCAGCACGGCCGCAAATTCGTCGGCATCGAAATAAGCCCCGAATATCTCGCCATCGCGACAAACCGCATCGCCGGCGCTCAGTCATTGGAGGCGGCTTGATCGATTACCAGAAGGCCATTGAGACGCACGGCAGCATCAAGGCTGCAGCTCGGGCGAGCGGCATCGCGGAGACGACGTTTCGCGATCGCATGAAGGCGGCGAAGCATCAAGACGTAGTGCTGACGCTGACGGAAAAGAAGCTGACGAACCGGCTGGCGATTCGCAATGGCTCGATCGTCGTCGGATCTGACGCTCACTACTCACCGAAGCTCATCACGACTGCGCACAAGGCGTTCTGCAATGTGATCGCGGAACACGCGAGCGATATCAAGGCCGTGATCCTGAACGGCGATTTGCTCGACGGCGCCCGGATCAGCAAACACGCGCGCATTGGCTGGCAAAAGACGTACAGCGTCAAGGACGAGCTAGAGGCGGTGCAAGACCGCTTAGGCGAGATCGAGGCCGCTGCGCGCGGTATGAAGCTGCTGCGCACGATCGGCAATCATGACGTGAGATTCGACAGTCGCCTGGCTCACTCTGCGCCGGAATACGAAGGCATCGCAGGGTTCGCGCTCGCCGACCATCTGCCGGCGTGGAAAGACTCTTACAGGATCGACGTCAATGACGACACAGTCATCATCCATTCCGTCGCAAACGGGATGCACGCAGCCTATAACAACGTCGTCAAGGGTGCCGGATACCACGTCATTACCGGACACACACACCGTCTTCAAGCCGTTCAATTTCGAGGTTTTGGGCGTCTACGCTACGGAATCGAAACCGGCATGCTCGCCGACCCAAGCCAAGACGAATTTCATTACCTGACCGGGCGCAACGCGAACTGGCAGTCGGGCTTTGCGCTGCTGACGTGGCGCGATGGAGAGTTGCTACACCCTGAGTTCTGCTCGGTGCGGGATGACGGGCGCGCTTACTTTCGCGGACAGAGGATGGCATGACATACGACATTCTTGGCATCGGCCTGACTTTCTTGTTTGTTTTCGGCGCCGGTCTGTTCGTCGGCTTGAATCTGAGATTCGAATGATGCGCAAGCTCTGCCCGCACGAAGACATTGACACGTTAGCCGACGCGCTCGCAGTGGCGTTCGGCCATCTGGTGAACGCCGGCAATCTGGAGCTCGACGGCGAGACGCTTGAAATGCTGATCGGCCGCGCAGAGCAATACGACGAAGGCGACTACGCAGGCTTGTTCGAGGCGGCGCTATCGATCATGGCGCGGGCAGGGATTACGCATTGATATGAGCGACTACAGAGAAGGCTGCATACACGCAAAGAAGGTGAGGGCGGGAATCGTTGACCAACGCCCGGTGCCGAATCGCTCCAAGAAGGCGATGCCGATCATCTTGGAGTCGCGTCCGGTCAGTGAGACCAAGCAATTGGCTCGACTGATTGGCGAAAAGGATGAATGGCGTAAGTGGGCGGCATATCGCAGCGCGCGAGAGGCTGAACAGGCACGCGACAACCTTTCGCGCAAGTATTCGCGGCTTTGGGAATTCCGGGTTAAGCCGGAAGCATAAGCATTCAGATCATTGCTCGCGCGAGCGTGGCGCATTGAGCACGCGCGCTCATGGCCAAATCTTCATATGACCACGCTTCAACCTCGGGCCGTTGGAGCGCGCACCTATTCATCACCCCAGGCACAGGTGGGCAAACAGTGTCAGCTGCACAGGTGTTGGAAGCGCCCTGTCTCCGCCCGCAAGGGAGCTCTAGGGCGCGCCGGGTGCGGCATCTTCTCAATCACATGGAGCAACATATGAAACTGGTTATCGAGTTCAACGAGCATGAGAGCGTCTATGCGGAGATCGACGACCGCATCGCGGGCGATCTGAAGTCGGGCGATGCAACGCGCCTGAAGGTGGCAACCTCCGAAATCAGCCGCGCGCTGTCGCTCCTTCTCTTGTGCTTCAATCGCGAAAAAGCGCAAAGCACCTAACACGGGTATCAAATGGCGCAGACTGAAAAGACCGCGCCGGATTGGGAGCGCATCGAAGCCGATTACAGGGCCGGCGTGCTGTCGGTCCGGGAAATCGCTTCCGCGCATGGCGTGTCGCACACGGCCATCAACAAGCGCGCGAACAAGGACGGATGGGAGCGCGACCTATCCGCAAAGATCAAGGCTAAGGCCGAAGCGCTGGTTTCCAAAGCAGAGGTTTCCAGCGAGGTTTCCAGCAAGAAGGCGGAAACCGATCGGGTGATCGTCGAGGCGAACGCAGAGGCAATCGCTCGCGTTCGGTTGGCGCATCGATCTGATATCTCGCGCGCTCGCAAGTTGGCGATGTCGCTGCTCTCAGAATTGGAGATCGCTACAGACAATCTCGACCTGTTCGAAGAGTTGGGCGAATTCCTGCGCAGCGATGATGACAAGGGCGACGACAAGCGCAACTCCGTGTATCAGCGTGTCATATCGAGCGTTGGCCGCATCGACAGCATGAAGAAGCTCGCTGACACACTGAAAACGCTTGTAACGATGGAGCGCGAGGCTTACGGCATTGTCGAGGCGCAAAAGCTCGAACTCAGCGGAAACGTGAGGGCTGACACCGGCGCGGCGATGAGTGCTGAAGACGCATACAAGAGGATGCTCAATGGCGGCGCCTGAGTGGTTCGACTTTCGCGCGCCTGATTACGAGCGCGTTTATGCGCTGCGTGCCTCGCGCCTGAAGACGATCCGCGAAACGCCTGGCATGTTGGCGGGGCTGAAAGAGCATTACAAGGCGAATCCTGTCGATTTCGTCAACGATTGGGGCATGACGTTCGATCCGCGTAATGCGGAAATCGGGCTGCCGACCGTGATTCCGTTCCTGCTGTTTCCGAAGCAAGAGAAGTTCATCGAATGGACGGTCGAGCGATGGAAAGGGCGTGAGGATGGGCTTGCTGAGAAGTCGCGCGATATGGGCGTGTCCTGGCTCTGCGTCGCTGCCGCAGTGTGGATGTGGCTGTTTTACACCGGAACCGTCGTCGGCTTTGGATCGCGCAAAGAGGAATACGTCGACAAGATCGGCGATCCGAAATCGCTGTTTTGGAAGGTTCGTCAGTTCGTCTCCCTGCTGCCGATCGAGTTTCAGCCGGCCGGATGGGATGAGAACAAGCATGCGCCGCATATGCGCATTCTCAACCCTGAGAACGGCGCGGCGATCGTTGGTGAGGCGGGCGACAACATCGGCCGCGGCAATCGAACGTCGATCTACTTCAAAGACGAATCCGCGTTCTACGAGCACCCGGAAGCGATCGACGCGGCGCTGTCGCAAACGTCGAACTGCAAGATTGACGTCAGCACGCCGAACGGCAACGGCAACCCGTTTTACAAGAAGCGTCACAGCGGCAAAACGTCTGTGTTCTCGTTCCATTGGCGCGAAGATCCGCGTAAGGATCAGGCGTGGTACGAGAAGCAGAAGGCGACGCTTGACGCCGTGATCGTCGCGCAGGAAATCGATATCGATTACGACGCGTCAGTGACGAACGCATGGATCGAGGGTGGTCCTGTCCTGGCTGCGATGGCTCGCGGGCCGGCTGACGTGAAGGCGATCGGCGGGCTGCGTGTGGGCGTCGACGTTGCGCGTTATGGCGACGACAAGACGGTGATTACCTTCCGCCGTGGACGCCTGCTAATCAAGCAAATCGTGCTATCTGGATTGAGCACGACGCAGGTTGCTGCGCGTGTGAAGGTTGAAATCGACGCCTTCCGCGAAATGCCCGAGCAAATCGCTGTCGACACAATCGGCGTCGGCGCTGGTGTGGCTGATCAACTGCGCGTGTTCTATGAGTGCGTGCAGGACGTCAACAGTTCGATCCGTCTGTCTGATGGCAAGAACTACAACATGCGCGCGCTGATGTGGCGCGAGATGAAAGACTGGATCAATTCAGGCGTCTCGATGCCGAACGACGGCGAATTGAAATCCGAACTCTGCGCGCTTCGCTACAGCTTCAAGGGCGGCGAAATGCTGATCGAGAGCAAGGATGACGCAAAGAAGCGCGGCATCAAGTCGCCTGACCGGGCTGATTCGCTCGCGCTGACGTTCGCCTATCCGACCGCAACCTATGCCGGCTCAATGCCGATTCAAGCGGCGCAACCCGATAACGACGGCCTATATTTCTGATGGATGACACGACCCAAAGCCCCAATTCGCTAGGCGATCCGCTCGCGCTGTGGCTCACGAGCCGTCTTAGCGCGTGGGAGCAGTCGCGCAAGCCGCAAGAACAGAAGATGCTCGAATGCTACCAGGACGTGATGCGCATTGCGCGCGACACGGACACGGCCGGCACTGGCGCATCGAAGGCGCGTAAGGCCAAATCGCTGTTCATCGGCTCGACGCGCAACAAGGTTCGTGCTGCACGCGCGAAGATTAACGACGCGCTGTTCGGTGCGGGCAAGATGCCGTTTGACACTGAGCCGACGAACGAGCAGCTTGCGCCGTTTGCTGACGCGCTCGAAGACATTCTGATCGAGCAGATGCGCCGCGGCAAGTTCAAGGAGACGATCAAGACCGGCGTGAATACGCTCGCGACATACGGTACGGGCTTCATCTTTGGCCCGTTCGTGAAGCGCGAGGAAATCGTCGAGACGAGCGTCGACAACAGCTACGGCATTCCGCAGATCCAGGAATCGAAGTTCGGTTTCGATCTGCCGTATTTCGAGCTTGGCAACACGCTCGACGTGTATCCGGACCCGGACGCAAAGGATGCGGACGACGGAACGGGCATCTTTTGGGTATCGCACCTGTCGCCGTACACGATCGCGGATTGGGCGCAGGACAAGAGCTATCAGAACGTTCCGGATGCGCTGAAGTGCATCGAATCGCAACGCTCGTCGGAAGGCTCGGATCTCGCCGAACAACTGCGCGCGAACAACGCGTATTGGACGAAGGGCGGTCGCATCAAGGTGGCGCGCTACTTTGGACGTGTGCCGAAAAGCTATCTCAACGCGCCGGCCGCTGATGCGCAGCCTGACACGGAAACGGCTGCATCGGCTGACGATGTAAGCCCGCTCGACTACGTTGAAGCCGTCATCATCATGGCGGGCGGCGTCGTCGTGAAGGCGTCGGAAAGCCCGTACAGCAAGCGCCCGGCAATGCGCAGCCTGTATGAGAGCGTGGAGCACGAAATGTGGGGCGTGGGCGTCGCAGAGAACAACGCGCCGCACCAGAAGACGGTCAACGCTGCCTTCCGCCTGTTCATGGACGGCAAGGGCATGGCGCTGCTCGGCACGAAGTCTGTCGACCGCTCGAAGTTCATGCCGACCGAAGACTTCGTTAAGTATCCGGGCAAGGTGTATGCGTTCAAGCCTGGCCTGACGCCTGACGATCGCAAGTCGGCGATCATCGATCACGTCGAGCCTGACATTACCGCGGGCTGGCTGGACGTCATCCGCATGTCCGAGCAGTACAGCGACGACGATACCGGCATCACGAAGTACACGCAGGGAGACGACGCAAGCCATCTGAACAAGACGGCGACCGGCATCAGCATGATTATGAATGCGTCATCGCTGCCGATTAAGGAAGTGCTCGACAACATCGATCACTACTGGATCGAGCCGATGATTGACGCGCTGATCGCGTGGAATCTGAAGTATCTCGACGTCGAGACGGTTCGCAAGATCCACGGCGACGACATCGCGAAGAACTGGCAGGCGATCAAGGAATTCGGCAAATCCTCGTTCATGACGTGGAAGGCGACCGGCGCACAGACATTCGTGCAAAAGGAAATCCTCGCGCAGAAGTTGCAGCAGTTCATGAGCATCGCAATGTCGAATCCGGCGCTCGCACAGCTCGTCGACCCGCGCGAATTGCTCGTTCAGGTGTGGGAAGCGATGCAGATTGGTCGCGAAAGCCCGATCAAGAAGGACGATCAGCATGGCGGCGCACCGCAAGCGCAGGAATTGCAGGCGCATCTCGAGCAGATGACGCAGCAATTGCAGGCACTCGGCGAGGAATACAACAAGCTGCACGACGAGCGCGATGCGCAACGCGAGCAGCGGTTGATCGAACGCTACAACGCCGAAACGAACCGCCTGAAATTGCTGCTGCCGGCGCTTGGCCCGCAGACGATCGCGGCTGTCGCACAGGAGTTCGGCATTCAGGTGCTGGATTCGCCGGATATCTACCCTGGCGACGGGCAAGAGGCGCCGCAGGAGCCGCCGCAATCGCCTACGCAGCCGTCGGCACCGTCTGAAGCGATGCAGCCGCCTGTAGCGCCTCCTGAGCAGCCGCAGCAGCCTATCGAGCCGCCGCAGGAGCCAGTGAATGGTTGATCCGCACTTTCGCATCGAGGAGATCACGCAATTTCTCGATGCGGTGCGGGCTTCATGGCCTGCGCTGCAACCGGTGATCGACGCTGAAATCGCCTCGCTAACTGAAAACCTGATCTCCGCGGACAACGCGGAAACGCGTGGGCGCATCAAAGCGCTTCGCTGGATCAAAGAATTGCCCTCCGCGCTGCATTCCGAGCGCGAGAGCATCACCGCCGCACTATCCGACGAGTCGGACGCGGCATAGAAACATTGGACTATCGGCAGCCGCCGACCCAAGGAGTGTTATGTCTGAAGTGACGCAAGAGAAAAGCTACGACGAGTTGTATCGCGAAGCAGCGGAAGCATTGGAGGCTGGCGAGCAGCCGAAACCGGTCGAAAAGCCGGTTGAACCTGCGCCAACTACCCCCGCGGCAGAGGAAACGAAGCCGGAAGCGCCCGCTGAACCCATAACGCCAGTCGTCGACCCTGTTGAAGAACTGCGCAAGAAGCTCGAAGCGACCGAAAAGGCGTTGAAAGACACGCAACGATGGGCGCACGAGACGAATGCGAAGCTCAAAAAGCAGGACGAAGACCGGCGCCGCGCTGAATACGAGGCCGCAAAGCCTCAATTGCTGCGTGATAACCCCGAATTCGAGCAAGCGATTAAGTACGCTACGGCGACTCCGCAAGCCGAACAGGAACCGCAGAAGCCCGTTCAGACGTGGGAAGAAGTCGTTTTCGCTGCGCATCCGGACTTGTCCGAGCTGCAGACGAAAGATCCTGACCTTTGGAAAGCTGCAGTCGAGCATTTCGAGACGCTTCCGGACAAGGGAAACGACCCATTCAATGCGATTCGCGCACTCAACGACGTGAAGCTCGATTTTGCGCAAAAGCGAGCATCCGAAGCGGCCATTCAAAAGGCTGAGGCGGCACGCGCGCAACAGCAGGCAGCAAAGTCGGCGATGAGTGTCCCAGGCGGAAGCGGCACGGTGCAAACAGCGCCTGTCGATCCGCAGCAAGAACTCGCGCGCAAGATGTGGAACATGTCCGATGAGGACTTTCGCAAAGAAACCGCCCGCGTAATGGGCAACCGATAGGAATTTTTAACACATGGCAACGACGACGATTACTCAAGTCCCGCCGGGGACCCAGGCGTACTACGACCGCAACCTTCTGACGCGCGCTGTACCCGCCGACATTCACGGCCGTTTCGGTCAAACCCGCGCGGTTCCGAAGAACGGCGGCAACCAGATCAAGTTCCGTCGCTACTCGGCGCTCACGCCAGCAACGACCCCGCTGACCGAAGGCGTTACGCCGTCCGGTTCCAGCCTGGCCGTGACCGACATTACCGCGACGCTCGCGCAGTACGGCGATTTCGTCACGCTGTCGGATATGGTCGACATGGTGAACCAAGATCCGGTGCTGACCGAAGCCGGCAAGGTTCTCGGCGAGCAGGGCGGCACGACCATCGACCAGATCCGCCGTGACGTGCTGGTGGCTGGTACGAACGTGTTCTACGCGAACGGTACGACCCGCGTCGGCGTGAACACGGCCCTTACCGCCGCGCAACTGAAGACCGCGATCCGCTTCCTCAAGAAGCAGAACGCGAAGTTCGTGAAAGAGATGGTCAAGGCTGGCACGGGCATCAGCACGCAGCCGATCCGCCCTGCGTACATCGGCTTGATCCACCCGGATACTGAGGCGGTGCTGGAAGGCATCACCGGCTACACCCCGGTCACGAACTACAGCGCGCAGATGGATGTGATGGAAAACGAGTGCGGCTCGTTCCAGAACATCCGTTTTGTGGTGTCGACGAATGCCAAGGTGTTCGCTGACGCTGGCGGGGCGAAGGGCACGCTGATCTCGACGACCGGAACGAGCGCCGACGTGTACGCGACGCTGATCATCGCGGCCGATGCTTACGGTATCTGCCCGCTGACTGGTGAGGCGATGCGCAACATCATCAAGCCGCTCGGCTCGGCTGGTTCCGCTGACCCGCTCGACCAGCGCGCAACGTCGGGCTGGAAGGCGATCACCACGACCAAGATCCTCAACGATGCTTGGCTCGTCCGCCTGGAACACGGCAACACTGACATTCTGAGCTGATCGGCTCACGCGTGACATAGAACCCCGCTTCGGCGGGGTTTTTCATTTCTGATGGGAGAAATACCGCATGGCAAAGGCTGAAGGCAGGAAATTCAAGGTCACGATTCACTCGTCAGATGATGGTGATGGGGCCGATGTGCTGGTTGGCGTGAACGGCAATCTCGTTCAAGTGCAGCGAAACAAAGAAGTCATTCTCGGCGAGGAATTCGTCGAAGCGCTGAAGAACGCCAAGATCGAGACGTTCACAAAGAGTCCCGACACTGGCAAGGAAATGCCGATCACGATTCCGCGCTTCCCGTTCACCGCAGTCGAGGCGTAAAGCATGTCGACGACGTGGACGCTGCCGGTATCAGACGTTATCGATGACGCGCTCGAAATCATCGGCGAACTCGCGACCGGGCAGACCGCGAGCGCTGACCAGTTTGGCGTCGCTCTGAAGGCGCTTAACGCGATCCTCAAAGAGTTGCCGATTCATGGCGTCGTATGGCCCAAAGTCACGGCCGATCCGGTTGCGCTCACGTGGGACGCTGGCACGCCTAGCAAGATCGCGCTCCCTGCGGACTACTACGGCGCCCCGGCATTCAGCTACGTCGACGAGCGCGGCGGCAATGTCTCGCTTGAAGTCATCACGAAGGCGGCGTATGACGCGCTGCCGAACAAGGCGCAGACCGGTTCGCGACCGACGAAGGTCTACATCGCGCCGAATAACTCGGCAACGCTCTGGCCCGTTCCTGAGTCCGATCCCGCGCTGACGCTCACGTATCAGGCGATCGCATCGGATGCGGACATTGCTGCGCAGCCCGACGTCGCGCAGGCGTGGATTGGCGGCATGGGACTGTGGCTCGCTTACGAACTCTGCCCGAAATTCCAGGTGGATCTCGCCAGCCGCGCGGACATTGAGAAGCGCTTCCTGATGCGACGCAATCTGATGCTCGCATATGCGGCGGAATCGGCGCCGATCACCTTCACTGTGGACAACACCTGATGGCAAACCGCGTTCCGCTCACGAGCGCGTCGTATAACGCGCAAAGCCTGATTGCGAACGCGCAGCGATGCATCAATCTGTACCCTGAAGTGAATAAGGCTGATTCTCCGGTCCCGATGACGTTCTATCGCACGCCTGGGCTTCGCCTTTGGTCGACGATTCCCGGCACTGGCCCGGTTCGCGGCTTGTTTCGCGCGAGCAATGGCGCACTCTTTGGTGTGCGTGGTGCGGATCTGTGCCTATATCAGCCGGAAGATTCGACGTGGCGCAAGCTGGCGGCGCTCGGGACAGATAAAGGGCCGGTTGTGGCGACGGACAACAGCGTAACGGCCGTCTTCGTCGATGGCACGGCGGCAGCGCCTACTGTGACGCTAGCCGACAACACGGCGGGGCTAATGTCGGGCGATGGCTGGTACGGGGCTGATTTCGTGCGCTATCTCGACAGCTACCTCGTCTTCAATAAGCCGAATACGCAACAGTTTTACATCACCGGGCAGCTTGATTTAACGCTTGACGCGCTCGATTTTGCCAGCGCGGAAGCGACACCGGATAAGCTGATTTCGCTGCTCGTCGACCATCGCGAGTTGTGGCTGTTCGGCGAGACGACGACGGAAGTATGGGGCGATAGCGGCGATGCGCTGTTCCCATTTTCCCGCATCAACGGGACCATCATTCAAGTCGGCTGCTCGGCCAAGCATACACCGGTTCGCATCGACAATAGTCTGATCTGGATCGGCTCAGACGGCGAGGGCGATGTAATGGTGTGGCGCGCTCGCGGCTATGACCCGGCGCGCATCAGCACGCATGCGCTTGAGTCGGAAATGGCGAGCTATTCGCGCATCGATGACGCATTCGCCTACACGTATCAGCAGAAGGGCCATGCGTTCTACGTGCTGACGTTTCCGACCGCGGGAAAAACATGGTGCTATGACCCGTCGACGAACGAATGGCACGAACGCGCCTATCGCACTGCAAACAACGTGCTTACGCGGCATCGGTCGAGCTGTCATGTTTTCTACGACCGCAAGAATTTGGTCGGTGACTTCGAAAACGGCAATGTGTATGTGCTCGATCCGGACGTGACGACCGATAACGGTGACGACATGCTCTGGCTGAAGTCGTTCCAACACCTGACGGGCAACGGCGTAAAGCAGTTTTTCGGGCGCTTCACGCTCGATGCCGAAGTTGGCACCGGGTCGGTGGCTGGCGACGATCCGATCGTCTCGCTTAGATGGTCTGATGACGGCGGCCGCACATGGTCAAGTCCGATCACTGACACATTCGGCGCACTCGGTCAGACGAAAAAGCGCGTGAATTTCTCGCGACTCGGTTCGGGCTATGACCGCGTGTTTGAGGTGTCGGGCACGTCGGCCGCTCGCGTCGCGCTGCAAGGCGCATTCATTGGCGCAGCGCCGGGGACCGCATGAGTAACGTATCGTTTCCAAACACCAAGCAACCGTTTCTCGATCCGAATACCGGTCAGGTTAGCCGCGTGTGGCTCATGTTCTTTAACGACATGTTCCGACGCATCGGCGGCGGATCTGCGCCGGATCTGTCTGCGCTCATTCAATCGCTCAACGGCGTGCAAGCCGGCGTCAAGGCGCTCGAATCAGAGATTGAGTCTGCGCCGCCTGCTGGCGCGTTCCTGGCTGGCGTTCTGGCGGCTATCGAGTGCATCGGCGCGCAGATTGCAGAGGGGCGCGCCGCATCGGATGTGCAACAGGATGAACGAGGCGAGACGGGCGACGCATCGGGTGTCGCGCATCTTCGCTCGCGCATCCAGCATCTTGAGGCGCAGATAGAGCAGCTTTCGGGCGCATCAGGAAATGCGCGGATAGACGAGATCGAAGCGGTTGCCGCGGCGGGCGTGACGCAGGCTGATGCGCCTGTTACGACGGTTGCTGGCCGCACTGGCGACGTGTTGCTTGCCGTTGCTGATGTTTCGGGCGCAGCGCCTACAGCATCGCCAAATTTCAGCGGCACGGTGACATACGGCACGGTGAGTCAAGTTCTCGTCAACGACGGCTATATGTCGATCGGCGGGGCGCTGGCTAGCAACGCACAGTTGTATATCCGAGGCGCGAACCAGGGCAACAACGCCAGCCAGTTCGGGGTTCAGGCTAACGGCGAGTTCAACGCAACGGCGACAACCGCGGCGTACACGTTCAACTCTCAGCCGAAGGTGAAAGATGCGACGTTCACGCTGCCGATCCTGTACGGCTTTCGCGCGACGGCTCCCACAAAAGGCGCTTCGGCCACGATCACCTCATACGAGGCTGTGTCAGTCGCTGATGCGGCCGTTGGCGCAACGAACATCGCCTATCGCGCAAGCATGGCGTCGGGAACCAACAAATGGAACCTGTACGCAGACGGCACGGCGCGCAATTACCTGAATGGTGCATTAAGCATCGGTTCGACGACCGATGACGGCTCGGGCAACAAACTGCAAGTCAGCACCGGTATTTCGATATCTCCCACGACGACGACAACTGCGCCCGCTGCTGGCGCTGCTGGTGCTCTGCCGGCCACGCCGACAGGCTACGCAACGATCCGCATCGGCGGCACTGACCGCAAGATCGCTTACTACTGAGGCAATCAATGATTACGTGGAAACAACTCTGCCAGGCTGTTTTGACGGGCACGCCTGCGGCCGTCTATACGGCTCAGGCCGGTACGTCGGCAGCTATCCATCAGGCGAGCGCATGGAACCCGACAGCGGGCGTCTTGGCGGTCAAGGTGTACATCGTTCCGGCCGCTGGTTCGGCGACCGATGCGACGACCGTCGATACGGTGAATGTGCCGGCCGGTCAATCTGTGCAGCTCTCCCGCCTGCTCGCGCACAAGCTCCAGGCCGGGCAGCAGCTTTTCGCGTCCGGTAACGGCGTGACGCTCACAGTATCCGGCGCGGAGAACGTGCAGTGATGAGTGAATCTAACCCGCTCGCCGTCGTTGCTGGCGACATTGCCGAGCATGAGCCGGCCGCGCTGCGTAACAAGGTTGTCCGGCTTGAGGGGGAAATGCTCAAGCAGCCGCAAGTTGAGATCGAAACGACGCATCATTTCGCGCCCGGCATCTATGCGCGCGAGATCTTCGTTCCGAAAGGCACGCTGCTTACCGGCAAGATTCACAAGACGGGCCATCTGAACATCCTGTCGAAAGGCGACATAACCGTTTTAACCGATGAGGGAATGAAACGCCTTAAAGCGCCATGCACGTTCGTCGCGAGTCCCGGAACCAAGCGCGCAGGCTACGCGCACGAGGATTCGGTATGGACGACGATTCACGCGAGCGCCGAAACGGAACTCGACAAGCTCGAAGCGGAATTGATCGCGCCGTCGTTTGATGCGCTGCCTGCCGCCGAGGATGTGAAACTGTTGAAAGAGGGCTGATTATGTCTTGGGTAGCAGCAGCAGTAGCGGGCGCGGCGGTTGTCGGCGGCGTCACGTCGACGATGGCATCGAATAAGGCCGCAGGCGCGCAGAAGGCCGCCGCCGACAGTGCGAATCAAGTCCAGTGGGACATGTACAACCAGTCTCGCGAGGATCAAAAGCCTTGGCTCGACGCTGGCACAAACGCACTCAAGACGCTTCAGGGTAGGCTGGGCCTAACGGATGGCGGAAGCGGTGATCTCCTGCGCAACTTCAGCGCTGCCGATTTTCAAACCGATCCGGGCTACGCATTCCGCCTTTCTGAAGGCGCAAAGGCTGTCAACAACTCGGCCGCAGCACGCGGCGGGCTTCTCTCTGGTGCGGCAGCTAAGGCGCTGACGCAATACAACCAGAACTTCGCCAGTAACGAGTATCAGAACGCGTTCAACCGATTCAACACGAACCAGACGAACCAGTACAACCGGCTGGCATCGCTGGCGGGCGTCGGGCAGACGGCGGCGAACAACGACAGCACGGCGGCGCTCACGACCGGTAGTTCGGTTGCGAACAATACGCTCTCTGCCGGCAATGCGCGCGCATCGGGATATGTTGGCACGGCGAACGCGGTCAACAACACGATCACGACCGGCATCAATGGCTATCAGGGCGTTCAATTGACGAACGCGCTGACGCGGAATAACTCGTCGACGGGATTCAATCCGACCTATCAGTCGTCCTATTCGGGCTTCGATAGTCCGAGCAACTACGGTTAATACATGGCACTTGATCCCAATATTGCGTTGTCTGTGAAGCCGGTCGAAATCACGAACCCGCTGACACAATACGCGCAGGCAGCGCAGATTCAGAGCGCTCAGAATCAGAACCGGCTCGCCGATCTCGCCTACACCAAGGCGCAGAAGGACATCAGCGACGAAAATGCACTTTCTGGGCTGTACAGAAGCGCGGTCAGTCCGGATGGCACGCTCGACCGCAATACGCTGCTGACGGGCGCGGCATCGGCCGGCCTCGGCTCGAAGATCCCTGCGCTGACGAAATCGTTCGCGGACTCGGATAAGTCGGTTCTCGAAGCGCAGAAATTGAAGATCGAGAACACGCTTCAGCGCTTCGATGTTGGCGCGCGCATCATGTCGGGCGTCAACGATCAGGCGAGCTACGACAAGGCGCGTCAACAGATTGCGGCCATGTTTCCCGATCAGGCGTCGAGCCTGCCGACTGTCTACGACCCGGCGACGATCGAGCAGAACCGCATCAAAGCGCTGTCTGTCAAAGATCAGCTTGAGCAGCACTGGAAGCAACTCGATTACAACCTGCGCGGCAGCACGCTTGCCGAAACGCAGCGTCACAACGGCGCGACGGAACAGACGGCGGCCGGTCAACTGGCGGTGGCGCAGGAAAACGCGCGCAACGGCAAGAACCATTACGACGCGGGAAGCGGCATGATCGTCAACACGACGACGGGCGTCGCAACGCCGGCCGTTGGCGTCGATGGGAAGCCGATCGCGGGCAACACGCCGAAGCTCAACGAAGGTCAGGCGAATGCGGTTGCGTTCGGTGCTCGCGCGACTGACGCTCAGGCAACGCTTCGCCAGCTTGAGGCGGCCGGAACGACGAATTCGGGCATGCTCAAACGCACCGCTGAATCTGTCCCATTCGTCGGTGGCGCTCTCGGATCGGCTGCGAACATCACGCAAAGCGACCAACAACAGAGCTACGAGCAGGCCAAGCGCAACTTTATCTCTGCAGTTCTCCGTAAGGAGTCCGGCGCGGCGATCGCGGATACGGAATTCGCGAACGAGGACAAGAAGTACTTCCCGCAAGCAGGCGATTCGGCGGCGACGATCGCGCAGAAGGCACGCGCGCGTGACTTGGCAATCGAAGCGCTGAAGGCGCAGGCGGGGCCGGGCGCGTCGATGATTCCCGGCATCATCACAAACACGAATTCGGACACGAAGAACGCGCCGAAAGCCGCGCCAGCCGTCAACGCTGATGCAGCAATGGCCGAACTGCGCCGGCGCGCAGCTTCGAATCCCGAACTCGCCAAGAAACTCGCAGCCTTGGGACAATAATGGCGGATCTCAGCAAACTTTCGGACGACGACTTGCTTGCGGCGGTTGGCGGTGCGCCGAAAGCCGCGCCGACTGCAACGCCGGCCGCGTTCGCCAAGCAATACAGCGGACTCGCGCAGGCGGTAGGGCAAAAGCTCGGCGTCGATCCGTCGCTCGTGCTCGGCCAGCTCGGACTTGAGACGGGTTGGGGCAAGTCGGTTATTCCCGGCACGAACAATCTCGGGAACATCAAGGACTTTTCGGGCGGCGGCACCGCGGCACGCGACAACATGACGGGCAGCAATGACCGTTATCGCCAGTACGCGACGCCTGACGCGTTCGCTGCTGACTATGCGGATCTGCTCAGGCGCAAGTATCCGGGTGTCGTAGGGGCTGGCGCTGACGCAAACCGCTTCATCGGCGGTCTGCGCGGCTATGCTGAAGACCCGGCATACGGTCAAAAGCTCGCCGGCACGATCGCAACGGTACGGAAAGCGTCGCCTAGTCTGCTTGCGCGGGCGGGCGATGCCGCAGCAAGTGCCATTTCTGGCACTGCGAACGCCGCGACGCCTCAAGATCTGTCCGGAATCAGCGATGACGACCTTTTGGCGGCGCTGGCATCGCGCGGCAAGGGCGCGGCACCGCAACAGCCGGCACCGAAGACGAGCATTCTGGATCAGGCCGGCCGCACGCTCGGACTGACGGCGCGATCGGTCGGTCATGGTGTGGCCGATGCGGTCGGATTGGTGGCAAACCCGCTGAATGCGACCATCAACACGGTCGGCGGCCTGTTCGGACACAATCCGCACTTGCAAGATGCCGATACGCTTATCAAGCGCGGCGTCGACGCCGTAACACCTGCGCCGGCGAACGACAACCAAAAGTTAGCGGTCGATATCGGCGGGGCGGTCGCGAATCCGGTCAATTACATCGGCGGTCCGATCATGGCGGGCGCGAAAGGCGCTCTGTCGACACTCGGCCGTGGCGCTGTTGCGGGCGCTGTCACGGGCGGGCTTCAGCCTATCCACCAGGGCGACACGGTAGGCGACGTCGCAACGCGCGTTGGTGCCGGCGCTGTCGGTGGCGCAGCGGGTAGCGCAGCAGGGGCGGCGGTCGGTGCGGTTGCCGACAAGCTGGCGACCGGTATCAATCGGATCGTCTCGGCCGTGCGCGCGAACTTGCCAAGCACGCAGGCGGCATCGCGGATCAATGCTGACAACCTGATTATCCAGGCGGCGCACGATCAGGGCATCGATCTCGCGGCGATCCCGCAATCGATCCGTGACAGCGCGCGTCAACAGGTGGCGGACGCGCTTGCGCACAATCGCACGCTCGACCCTGCTTCGCTGCTTCGCAAGGCTGAAGCCGACACGATTCTCGGCACCGAAAACAGCCTGACGCTAGGGCAAGCGACGCGCGACCCGATGCAGTTTGCGCGGGAAAAGAACCTGCGCGGCGTAGAGGGTGCGGGTAATGCGCTGACTGAGCGTTTCGCAAACCAGAACCGCGGCCTTATCAACGTGCTTAACCAGCGCGGCGCGGCTGCGGCGCCCGGTGAGTTCAATGCCGGGCAGGGCGTTATCAATTCGCTCCAACGCGGCGACGCTGCGGTCCAAGGGCGGATTGGCGGGCTTTACCAGCAGGCGAACGCGATCAACGGCGGCGACATTCCGCTCGATCACAATGCATTCGTCAACACGGCACGGCAAAACCTGACGTCGCAGATGCGCGATCTGCACCTCCCGCCGTCTGTGTCGCGCCAGCTTGACCGGTTCGAAAGTGGCGATACGCCGCTCAACGTCAGCACGGCCGAACAGTTCAAGTCGATTCTCGCGCAGGACATTGCGAACGCTCAGGCGGCCGGCAAGGGTAACGTCGTTCATGCGCTCGGCATTGTGCGTGATGCGCTCGACAACGTGCCGCCTGTCCCTGGCGCGCAAGCGAATCAGGGCACCGCGGCAATCGCGGCGTTCGATCGCGCTCGCGCTGCGGCTCGTGCGCGCTTCGGTGAGATCGACAACAATCCGGCGCTGCGTGCGGTCGTCAATGGCAATGCCGTCCCTGACAACTTCTTTCAGAAGCATGTCATCAACGGCAACGTCGGCGACGTGAATGCGCTTCTCCGGCTTGTTCCGGATCAGGGCGACGCGCTGCGATCGCAGGTAGTCGAGCACCTGAAGCAAAAGGCGCTCAACGGTGCAAGCGATGAGGTCGGGGTGTTCTCGCAATCGGCCTTCAATAAGGCGCTGAATTCGATCGGCGATGCGAAGCTCAACGCGCTATTCAATCCGCAGGAAGTCGCGGCATTGAAGCAGATTGGGCGCGTGGCAGCGAACATTCAGGCGCAGCCTGCGGGCGCGGCGGTGAATAACTCGAACTCTGCGGCGGCGGTCATGAACCTGTTTAGCCAGCTGAGCGGCAAGACGGGTTCACTCCCTGGCGTCAACATCTTGCGCAACTCGGTTCGGCAGTTTCAGGATGAGCGGGCTGTATCGAATGCGCTCGCGGCGCGCTTCCAGGCGACTGCGAATCCATCGCAAGGGATTAACGCGCTTAACCGGCTCTTGCCGTACTCGGCTGGTATTGGCGCCGCAAGCGCCCAGCCGAACTAGGATCGCGTTCACCGCGCCCACGGATGCCGCGATACATGCGGCTCTAATGAATTCATCGACCATTTTCTTGCTCGCTCCGGCGGGCTTTCTTTTTTTCAGGGGTGTGTATGGCAAACGGCTTGCTGCCTGATCCTAAACAGCATTTTTACGACTTGATCGGGCGGCCGCTTGCGCTTGGAAAAGTGTACACATATGCGGCCGGCACGACTACGCCTAAAGCGACGTATCAGGATCTTGCCGGTACGATCCCGAACACGAACCCAATCACGTTAGACGCCCGCGGCGAGTGCGTTATGTACGGTGACGGCCGCTATCGGATCATCCTGAAAGACGTGCTAGGCATCACGATTTGGGATCGCGACAACATCGAGGCGGCGCAATCGACGGTCGATGGCGCGATTAGTTCGCTCAAGGCTGATCTTGCTAATGCAACGGATGCGGCTAAGGGAGACGCGCTTATCGGCGTGCGTGCGTCGTTTGCCGGCGCAGCCTCGCGAACGCAGCACGACAAAAACGCCGATTCGATCAGCGCCGCGGACTTTGGCGCCGTTGGCGATGGCGTGACCGATGACACGCTCAAGTTTTCGACGTTCGAGGCGGGCACGACGGGGCAGGTTATCGATTTGCTTGGCAAGACGTATCTCGTGACGGCCATTCCGGTTGGCAACAAGTACACGAACGGATCATTTAAGGTCGGCGACGTTGTAACGCTCTGCTCGTATGTCGACGCGGTGCGCTCACTCAATGGGAAGTTGGCGATCGGCGACAACGCGCTTGCCTCGCTGACGGATAGCTACGACATTGGCACAACCGGCTCCGTTGTAGCGCTCGGCCGCAATGCGCTCGGCGCGACGTCGCAGGTCAAGAAGGCAATCGCGATCGGCGCCTATGCGCAGGGTGAAAGCGATATTTCGCGCGACAACATCGCGATCGGCGAAGACGCTTTGCGGTTCGTCTCGGCGCGCACGCCGGACTACGATCAAAACCAGCTTCAGGGCACGCGAAACATTGCCATTGGCGGCAATGCGGCGCGATTCGTTGGAGAGGGTTACAACAACGTCATCATCGGCCGCAATGCTGGATCGGGCGTCGTCGACGGCGCCTATATGACGATCGTAGGCGCGAACGCTGCGGCAGGATATGCGCCGATTGGCCTGTCTGGAATCATTGAGAACTGGACGCCGAACAATGGGCCGGATGCGGTAACGGCGATCGGGCAAAAGGCGCTTGGCCGCACGATTACCGGCTTTAATACGGCAGTCGGTTCTGCTGCTGCGGCGAATCTTGTTACCGGCCGCGGCAATACGATTGTGGGCGATAGCGCACTGACCGCGGCTGAATCGGCGAGCGGCTTCAATGGCAACCAGCTCACGACTCTCAATATCTCAGGTTCGTATTCGCAATCGGGTAACACGCTGACTCTTTCGTTCCCAGGGCACGGGGCATCGGGCGGCGATACGGTGGGCTTTCGTCTGCTCGATGGCGCTTCTCAGACTTTCCAGAACGACGTCGCGCCGGCAGTTGTGACGAGCGTTATCGACGCGAATACGATCACGGTCACGAACCCGGTAAGCCGCACCGCTACGGGAACCGCATCGCTGTACTGGCGCCTGAACCAGACGGCCGCGAACAAAGCTGAAAACAATACTGTTGTCGGTGCGCTCGCCGCTGGCGTGATGACGTGGGGTAACGAAAACACGATCGTCGGTTATCGCGCGCTCAACGATGCAGTCGACTCGACGAACGGCATTTTCGGCAATGTGGCGCTCGGATTTCGCGCACTCAGCAGTTGGACGGCGCCTAAATACATGACGGCGCTCGGGCGCGACGCGCTGCGCTTCAAAACGGACGGATCGCTGGCGACCGGGGCAGGATTGAACAGTGCCGGCGTCGGCGCGAGTTCGCGCGTCTCGGGCGACAACCAGGTTCAGCTTGGCGATTCCGCGACGACAACTTATGTGTATGGCACGGTGCAGAACCGTTCCGATGCGCGCGATAAGGCAGACGTGCGCGATACGTTGCTCGGGCTGGATTTCGTCAATGCGCTTCGCCCCGTTGATTACAAATGGGACATGCGCGACGACTACATCATCACGAACGATGATGGCACGGTCACGAAGCTGCCGAAGGATGGCAGCAAGACACGCAAGCGCTTCCATCATGGCCTGATCGCGCAGGACGTGCAGGCGCTAATCGAAAAGAGCGGTGTTGACTTCGGCGGCTTCCAGAACCACGCCGTTGATGGCGGCTGCGATGTGCTCACCATCGGCTATGACGAACTGATTGCGCCGCTTATCAAGGCCGTGCAAGAGCTGTCGGCAAAGGTAGCGGGGCAGGAGGACATCATTTCTGGCCTCGTCGATCGCATCGCGACGCTGGAGTCTCACGCCTGAATCTCACATCAGCCTGTCAACAAGCCGCCTCCGGGCGGCTTTTTCATTTCTGCCCCAATGAAAGAAACCGCTTCTGCCGTCGCTCAGACAGTCGCATTAGTCGCGCCCCCATGGTACGCAACGGCGCTCGCGTGGAGTGACGCGAATTTCCCGCGCGTGTTGCTCGCACTGTCCGTCATCTACACCGCGTTACAGATTTACTCGTCGATCAAGCGCCTGCGCAAAGGGGATGCGAATGTCGATGAATAACGAGAACCTTCAAAAGCTGATCGCCGAGCTGCGCCGCGATGAAGGCGTTCGGTATGTGGTCTACAAGGACACTAAAAATATCGATACGACGGGCGTCGGTAGGAATTTGCAGGCAAAGCCTCTGCCGGCAGGCTGGAAATATCCGCTCAACGACACGCAGGTTAATTCGCTGCTCGATGACGATCTCGAAGACGTATTCCACGATCTTGACCGCAACTTGCCTTGGTGGACAGAACTGAGCGATGTACGCATGCGTGTGCTCGCTAACCTCTGTTTCAACATGGGCATTAATCGCCTTCTCGGGTTCAAGAAGGCGTTGATCGCTATGCGTCAGGGTAAGTTTTCTATCGCTGCCGATGAAATGCTCGACTCGAAATGGGCGCGCGAGGACGTTGGAATCGGCACGCCTGACAAGCCGGGTAGGGCGCTGCGCCTTGCAAACATGATGCGAACAGGAGTCGCGTAATGGACTGGAAATCGATACTCGGCGGCGTCGCGCCGACACTGGCAACGGCCCTGTCAGTCGTCGGCGGTCCTGCCGGCATGGTAGCGGGCGCTGCGTTGCGGGCTGTTAGCGGCGCCGTGCTTGGTCATCAGGACGGCACAACCGACCAGGTTACGCAGGCGATTCAAGCCGGACTGTCGCCTGACGCGATCGCGGCGCTCCAGAAGGCCGATAACGACTTCAAGGTCCAGATGGCGCAGATTCAGGCGGCGACCGATCAGAAGGAGATCGGCGCGGCCTCTGAGGCAATCGGCGACGTCAACGTGACGATGCAGGCTGAAGCGAAGGCGGATCACTGGCCGTCGTACACCTGGCGTCCGTTCATCGGCTTCATGTTTGGCCTCTACGTCGCCTCGCTGTTCATTCTGCCGCTGTTCCACGTGCAGCCGGTCACGCTGTCGGCAGATATGACGCTGACAATCGGTGCGGTGCTTGGCGTGGCTTCGTTCTTTCGTGGCAAGGCGCAGGCTGACCCGCGTGTGCAGGCGGATAGCCGCGGCTAGTTCTGCATCTCGCACAGAACGCCGATAGCGGCGCTCATGGCGTCCTGCCATACCTGTGCATCCCTTTCGCCGTCGTAGGGCGGCGTTAGGGATGACAGGCGCTCAATTGCGGCCTCAATGCTGCGCGTATGGTCGACGTCGAGCCAGCCTGTCGGTTTCTTGAATGCGACTTCGATGCGCCGCGCCATAGTGTGACCGATGTTTCGAATCGGATTCGGCCCGATGATGTTATTTGCCTGCGCCTGCGTCATCCCGGCAATCTGCCCGAATGCGGTCGGCCCGATGCGCTCGGCAAGAAAACGGGCGTTTTTGCGCCGGATCTCTGGTGCTGTTGACATAATAGAATTTATCGGTTCTTTTTTTGCGTTCACGGTGATGAACGCTAGGTGTCCGGCAATGGGACGCTAGGGGCCGATTTAGCGTACCTGTAGCCGAACACTACGCTGTATGTGGATAACTTTTGCGTACCTGTGACCGGACTCTAGATCTCGTAGCGTACCTGTGGCCGAACTCTAAACCGGCTTAGCGTACCTGTGGCCGGACAAAACCATACTTATATCTCTTCTATATCCTTCGGCGCTGCCGCGATCCGCCTCCGGGTGTCCATCAAACGGCGCACGGCAGGGTGCGCAGAATCCTCATCAACCTCATCAGGCGGCGTCGCAAGTTCAGTTGTTGGAAGCGCGGCCTTCAGAACGCCTTCGGCGGAATCCCACCTAAAACCGTCTCCAGGAATGATCTCGCAGTTTGTGAGCGCTTCGGCGTCGACGCGCCCGCGTTCGTTCACTGCCTCGCCGATTGCCTTTAGACGCTCGCCAATCTTCATAGGGATATAGTCGACCACGATTGTGCACAAAACTCGCGTTCCTAGCCGAATGTCGAGGCGCTCGCGGGCGATGTATAGCGTCCCTGTCTTGCCCTTTCCTTTCGTGATGACGCGAAGCATCCTGTGTTTTTCGAGGATCTTCACACACTCGGATACGGTGCTCTTCCCCATCCCCGTCATTTCGGCAAGTCGGCGGATTCCCGGTTCGGCCTCGCCAGTGTCGAAGTCGGCGTGGCTTTTGATGGCCTGCCAAAGACCAAAGGCGCTCATCCCGATCTGTGCGGCAATCCCCGATTCGAACAAGTCTCGCTGCATGGTCTGGAATGTCGTATCAATCTTTGTCTTCATCACTTTCCGCCCTGCTTCCGCCGCGCCAGCTCGCGTCGCGCCCCCTCGACAAGCAATTCAGACATGGGCGTGTCGGTCAGCTTCATGAACGCGCGCAATTCCTCATACAAACTTTTTGGCATGTTCACCGCCATGCGCTGCGTTGAATCGCGCTCGCGGAACGTCGGCTGCGCTTCGTTATCCAGCTTTGCCGGTTGCTGGCCAATAAAGGCGTCGACGGCGCTGCGGTTAAGTGGAGGATTAGCCATTGAGAACCCCTGCCATCAGCGTTTCGAACTCGTCACTCGCCTTCCCGTCCCGGTATTCGGGCGGCAACTCCATAACCGAAAGCCCTAGTTTCGCGCCCTTCCGGTATGCCGCGCGGTCGACGATCGTCGGACCTAGTTCGAAGTCTCCCATTTCCTTGATTACGTCGATCGATTCGTCAAGTTCCGCCTTGATGTAGTGCGGAACAGCGTTCACGAAGGCGATAGCGCGCACTGGCGCCGTTACCGTCGCCCTTCTCTGCCTGACTATGTGTGCCGTCTGCGCAAGGCTCCAGGCGTCGAACTGGCCTATGCGCAACGGAATCAAGATTATGTCAGCCAGCGCCATCGCGACGCGCGTTTCCATATCGAGGTTCGGCGGGCAGTCGATGACGATGTGATCGAAGTTCGGCGCGTCAGCGGTGACGGCATGACCGTAATTCTGGTCGACCCGCACGACGCTCAGGTTCTGCGGTACCTCAGCATCGATGCGCAACTGTCCCCACTGGTACGCGCTGGACTGGTACGGATTGGCGTCATACAGGCGCACAGAGCCGCCCTGCATGGCGAGCGTGCCGGCGACGTTGGTAGCGGTCATTGTCTTGCCGACGCCACCCTTCTGCATCACAACCGCTATGATGGTCATGTTCCTTCCCCTGTTATTGTGCGCAAATCCTAGTACATACTTGCGCAAACATCAACGGGGGAAGTGACGCATACGTATGCGCGTGTGCGCACACGTGTACATCACGCAGCGCGTCTCAACTCAAACCGTTCCGTCAGCCGTCCCCTGCGTATCTGAACAGCCTTCCCCGCGTCCAGTCGCCGCAGCACTTCATCCGACGCCCGCACGTACTGCCTGCGCGTCACCGTGTCGACAAGCGCCTCGAATACGTGGATGCCGCCATTGAGCGCCGGCAATCCGCCAGGCCCGAACACAAGTCGCCCCGTCTGGTTGTATCGTTCCGCGGCGTCGATCAGCGCGTTCTGTGCGTCATAGAGCGCTTGCAGCCCGACCTCCTTATTGCCGGCTGTCTCGCACAGAATGATGGAAATATTCATTGCATAGACAAGTTTGTCCCATGCGTCTTTCTGTCCGTCGCCGCGAGCAAGGGATAGGGCGGCGGCATGGACAGACGTCAGTACGTTTGTGCGCTCGTTACCCTGTAGCGGTAAGTCGCCGTTGAAAAGGGTGCTGATTACGTCTTTGCAAGCGACCGGCTTGCGGGCGGTTCTCTTTCTCATTTCACGTTCCAATGTTCCCGCATCACGCGCAGGATCGTTTCGATTCGGCTGCTCACTTCTGATCCTCGCTGCTCTGCACGTCATTCTCGATAAGCGCCCGGGATAAGGTCAGCCGAACTCACCTTGCCGAACCGCTCAAGAACGGCTAGCGCCCGCTCCAGCGCTTGGCGCTCGGCTGCTTGCCAAAAAGACCATGCGACATCCGTGTCGGACCAAAGATAATTCCCGCTTAGATGCCGGCCAATGGTCATTCCGTATTCGATCGCGACTTTCTCGAACGCTTCGCGGCTATTCATTCCCTTCCTCCCCGGATTGCCTTGCTCGGTCGATGGCGGCGTCGATGCTATACAAAGTGTGCCCATTGGGTCCATGTGCTGCTTCGTATAGCGCGAACTCTCTGGCAACTTTCAAGCCGCGAATGAAAGCATCATCCGGCGTGGGGTGGGTGAACAAAGCGCGCTTCCCGCCGTAGTTGCCGAGATCATTGAACTCTTTTTCGCTTATGTCGATCCACCCGTAACCAGATTGAATCTGATAGATCGGCTTCCTCTCCGCCAATACGCGGGATTCGAGGGCGGCGTTCCAAGCTTTCCGCATGTTTTCGTTGCAGCCGCAGCGATGCCCTTGGTCAAGCCATTCATCGAAAGTCATTTGCTCGCTCCCTTGGCGATGGCTGCGTCGATAGCGGCGCGCAAATTCAAACCTCGTCGTTCGGTAACTGTCCTATCGCCGAAGTCATCGTAGTCAGTCGTCATAATGCAACCCGAATCGAGCCGCGCCTTGTCCGCCTCAAGCGCTTGCATCCGCTCCGCATCAATCCTGTCTTGCTCTGCGGACTGGGCGGGAGGGGCGGCGCATCCAAGGTCATAGACGACGATGCCGCCGATTTCGAACTCAGTGCGCCAGATGCCTTCGTTCGACCATTGATCATCGTCCGCAAGGCTTTCGCGATAGGCTGCGATCGCATCAGTGTCAGCGTCGCGCGGGTCCATGTACTCCATTCCTAGAACCGCATCCAGAAGCTGTTCACGCTCATTCACGAATGCGGCCTGCGGATGATCCGTCTCGCCATAGCCGATGACGATGTATCGCGCCACCGCCTCTTGCTTGTCGCTCGGAGTGGCGGGAGTGGCGGGAGTGGCGGCGAGCACATACGCGCCGAAGTCAGTCAGGTAGTGACGGCCACCGGGTGCCGGGCGAACGGCTCCGAATTCAGCCAGTGAGTGCATATCTTCCTTATCCACATCATGACCGCCCGCCTGAGGGTCTTCGCAGCACTCGTTGAATCTGCGCAACTGAGCGAGCAGTCGCGGCTTCAATCTAGGCAGCGCCACCGGTTCATCTGAGAGAGGGGCGGGGGTGGCGAGAGCGCGGCGATATGCATCGACAAGGGCTTTGCGCGCTGCGATCCGCTCGCTCGGCTTGTTCGCGCCGAATGCATCGTTCAACAGGTCGTTGAAGTCCGCTATCAAAACATCTTGTTCGTTTGTTTTCTGATTCATTTCTCTCTCGCTATCGGTGTTTCGCCAATCAGGATCACGCACCGCTCGCCGGTCATATCCGCGATCATCCTCGCGAAGCTCGCGCAAGCACGCTGGAGTAGGGCGGGCGGTGGTTCCTTCGCCAGACACAGCGCATCGAATGATGATCTCGCTGCCTGGCGTGTCGTCGTGTGAATCATGCTGTCTGCTTTAGAGACGACCGACGCTATAACCTCTGTCGGCCGTGTGTGAAGAAGGCGGCCACGTAGACGGACGGGCGTAATAAGGCGAAGCGGGTGTAGTTGTGCATGCTGGTTCCTTCTGTTGTGTGGTTATTGTTGTCCTGCATTGGTACGGATAATACTTGCGCGGTATCAGTACGTCAAGCGTCTGGTGTATTATTTTCGGGCGAGTAAACACAGATCGCGGAAGCCGTTCTGCGATCGCTCATAGCCAACTAGGTTGTTCTTCATCCAGTCAGGCACATCGAGGCGCTTCGTCTTGCTCTCGATGGCGTCCTGTAAGCGCTCACCTTCGAGCAGCGCAAACTTCACGCGCGACGAGCTGGCGTTTCGCCACACGGCTCCCTTGCTTACCAGGGCATGCAGAGCGTCACGCACAGACGTCTTCGGAAATTCTGGCAGAAGATCGACAACCTGCTCGACTGTGTACTCATAGTTCGGAACCATCGCGTCGATGAGATCTTGCGCGGATACGGTGTTGGTCTTGCCTCGCGGCGAAATTGCGACGTTCTTCATGCTGCGTCCTTGTTTTCAATTCCCATCTTGCGGGCGCGCACTGGCTCCCATTCGGCATAAGCCTGATTCCACATATCGCGCTTTTCTTCGCGCGTGAACCGCCGACCCTGGTCGTATTCCGTATGGCACCAATGGCAGGCGGGTAGGGTCAGTTCGTTTGAAACCTTCAGGCCCATGCCTTTACCTTGGTTGCGGTGCGCTGGAACAACAATGTCGGGGGATGCTTCGCCGCCGCAGATGACGCCCATGTAGCAGCGCTCTCCTTTGCACGCCGCAAGGTACTTCGACCCTTCGGCGACGGTCGGCTTCTTGATGCGCGACTTCATCGCCGTACGTTTGAGCGTCGTCTTGCGGTCAGCGAGGCCGAACGGCTTCGGCTCCTTGCGCTTGAAGCCAGTTCGGCGAAGTGGGGTAGAGCGCTTCATTGCGCCGCCCACAGCAGTTGCGCGAACGGATTCCCCGCCATCGATGCCGCCGCACGACGGGCCTTCTCGATGGCCTTGTTCTTCTCGTAGTGGCGTGCATGCCTCAGTCTTGCGCAGGTTCGCTTCGACGGCTTCGGCTTGTCCTTGCCTTCGCCGGCCTTCCATAAGGCCATCACGCGGCCCGGTTCATTGATCTTGTGTTGCCACCCCGATATGTGGATCAAGCCTTCTGCATGCATGGCTCGCATTGCCTTACGCGCTGTGTCTTGGTGAATCCCCATCGTGTCTGCAACATCGATGCTCGTCATACCCTTATCAATTATCTTGAGCATCGTGCGGTAGTTCGCATACCGCTTAGATTCCAGGTTAAGGTTGCGCAGTTTTGTCGTCATGCTGCGTACTCCGCGTAATCGGCCGGCGCACTCCAGCGAACGCCATGCTGCGCGCCGAATGCATAGATCAGTTCAACGAGATCGGAAAACAGCTTCTTGCCCATCGTGCTAGTCCGATGGCCGCAGATGACGAATCCGCCATCGATGCCGGGAACGGCCTTCTGGCCTTTGAGCGAAGCTGAGAACACATCCTTCCACTCATCGGCCGTCAACTTCTGGCCGTACCAATTGACCTGGCGCGATACGTCGGCCAGCATCGGCCACAGCTTGGCGTTCTGGTCGAGCGTGCGTGTCGGCTCGGATAGGGTGAGAATGTGACCATCAGGGCGATGCATCACGGCGCCGATAGCGAAGCGGCGGTTGCTCTCGTTGAGGATGATGATGTGTTTGTCCATCACGCATTCCCCCGCGTAACGGCGATCGCCTGCTCGATCGAGTCGACAACATGGATTTCGCCTGACCATGCAGCGTGAAATTCTTCCTGTGCCGGCGTCAGCTTGCGTGCGCTCGGCGGCTTGGTGCCGTCCTTGATCTCCAGCAGGAACGTGCGTCCGGCGTATTCAACGACAAGATCAGGGAATCCCTGTCCGACCGTGTGAGTCGGAACAACCTTCGCACCGATCTTGCGTAACGCTGCGACGACTTCGGGCTGATTGCGGTCTGCTTTGGCTGCGTATTTCATGCGAGCAACCCCATCTGTTCTTGCTTAACGGCGGGCGGCGGCTCGAATAACGAAACCTGGCGCTGCGCTTCGTCGATGCGCTTGCACGCAATGTCGAAGTATTTCGGCTCGCGCTCAATGCCGATGAAAGAGCGGCCAAGACGCGACGCGGCGACGCCGGTAGTGCCTGAACCCATGAACGGGTCGAGGATCGTTTCTGGAAGCCCTGCGATCTGGATGCACCACTCCATGAGCGCGATCGGCTTCTGCGTCGGGTGAACCTTTCCGCCGTCCATGTTCATCGGGCGCATGCGGAAGATGCGCGCCACAGCGTCGAAGTCCGTCCACGCAAGTTCGCAGTCGGCGAAATCGCGGCCTTCGTTCTGTTTGTCCCAAATCAGGAAGCAGCGAGCGGGAGGAAGCTGGAAGTAGTTGCCGCCCCAATAGAGGTGTTTATCGCCTGCCGAGTGCATCAGGGATAAATGCGCATCGCCGATCGGCTCATCATCCCAACTGTCGGCGGCAAACCCGCGCGACTTGCTGATGCGGTTGCTCTTGGTGATGCTGATGCCATACGGAGGATCGGTGATTACCGCGTCGACGCGATGGAGCGTCGGAAGTATCTCGCGCATGTCACCTAAATACAGCGTGGCCTCGCCGATGATTTCTTTTTTCATTGTGCTTTCTTGTCCGAACGTATAAACGCCCAAATTTCCTTCTTCGCGCGCTCTGCGGCGCGATCCCCGCTCTTGCCCCTCACGTTTTCGACGATCGCTTTGGCTTCCTCGAATGAGCCGCGGCGACCGGCGCGTACTGCTGACATGAAGCGGCTTAACGCTTCCTCGCGCGTCATGCCGCTTTAGCGAGGCCCTTTGGGATCTCGTCGTTTTCGAGCAGAACCTTGAACATCTGCTGAGCGGCCGAGTGATAGACAATGATCCCTTCCGGTTTTGCGAATCCCGGAACGGCTACACTACCCAGATAGCGCAGACGTTCGAGCACTGTCGACGTATCGGCCATCGTGCCGTGATAGAGAACCGGAACAACTTCGCAGCACGCGGGCGGCGGATTGTGTTCACCCCATCGCGCGGTATTGAACAGCGCGAAGCGCTTTTCGCTGAGTCCATATCCCCGCTGAATGCCGCTTCCGTACCATTCGCCGAAGTGCTGGCCGACACCGAGCTTCAGCAGTTCGTCGCGATTCCCTTGCGCCCATCTCGCAAAGCCGTAGTTGTCGGATTCGGGCGTAATCCATCGATTGCGGCTGCCCGTCAGAAGATCGCCGTCTTCCGTGATGACGATCTGCGCATTCGTGCCGTCGATCTTTTCGGTGATGGTGATATCTCGCTTCAGGCGCGGGATCTTGGGGAAAGCAACGAATTCCATATTCACTCCTTGTTGGCGATTTATTCAGCACCAGCACACCCGATCCAGACTCACAGATCGCCGGAAGAACCACGGCCCCGTACCAACGCGGCTGTACTCGGTGTAACTGGCTAAGTGCGGCAGGATGACGGTATGCATGGCGTTGATTACTTGATATCGAGACGGCGCCCGCGAACCAGCGAGCAGCCCGGCACCTCGAATCCATCGAGGATGGCTTTCTTTATGAGCGCCTTATCAGGCATCGGCTTCGGCGGCTCCGGTTCCGTCTTGTACGCATCCGGGATCAGCGATTCGTCTGCGATCTGCACGCTCGGCGGATTGAGCGCGATCTTGATGCGGAAGTAGGGCGTATCGATCTTCGACACTCTCGCCAGCTTCATGCCGTCGAGCAGGTATTGGCGAATGCGGCCGGCGCGGTTCTTCATTGCTTTTGCGCGATCGTTCATAGCCTTAGCGGCTTCCTCGATCTGCGCAGCGGTCGCCTCAAGATTTCGGGCAACGAACGCCGTGTTCATGCACTTCGTTTCCAGATCGCCGCTGATCGCTTCGAGCGTGTCAGACAGCGTCGTTTCATCCAGATCCAGGTCTTCGAGCTTCGCCGCATCTGCGCGGTACTCGCTCGCGATTTCGAAGAGGTTCATTCTTGCTCTCCGGTTGCTTTTGCGATCGCAGCGCGGCCGCACTCCAGCGCATCAGCGTATTGGAGCATCATCGATACGTCGTTCATGTGCTCCGCATCGTTGTACTTGACGAACTTTTCCAATGCTTCCAGCAGCTCAGGCGCGGCGGCGATCAGGGAAGCATTCGCTCTTGTTTCCTCCGCTTCTCGCGCGTGTACGCCTTCATAGACCGGCGTCAGCACATTTGCGACCTTGTAGCGGCCGCCAAGTCGGGTTCCTCGAATTCGCACATACGGCTTGTCGCATTCTTCTGGAAGCGCCCCCCACGGTCCCGGCGTGTGTTTCGTGTCCATCTCGGCTCCTTGTTGTCATCGCCAGACATAAAGCATCCGGCGTATCGGTTCTAGCATATTGCCACGAAATAAAGCGTGCGGTGTATTAGTCACGCATAAAATTTCGCTATGATTTCGTTCGTGCGATTACGATGCGGTATCTCGCGCAGATCGAGGATCAGCCGCAGGGCGTCGCGTCTCATGGTCGCCTCTGCAATGTCGATCTCTGCAATTCGGAGCTGTTCGCGGATATGCTCGATCGATACGACGGTAACGGGCTGCTTGTTGTCTAAGCTCATTTGAGTATCCATGCTTTTATGTACGGGGCGATCGCAAGCGCGAGGTCATGCGCACTTAGCGCAAACAGTACGGCGTTAAACGTTCTCATGATTCATCCCTTAACCAATCCCCTCCATTCGAACCCGCCAGCGTGCTCTGCTGCATCGCTGTGCGTCATCGTAAATTTGCTCGCAGACTCCGGTGTGCTCGCCGACAAGCACCAATAGAGACCGTTCCAGTAGCTAAACCAGCGCACTATCTTTCCGTTCGCCTTCACGCGCACTTCATACACGCCGCGATGAACCGGCGTAATTTCTCGCGGAAACCAATCACTCAACGTCTCCATGCTGTTCCCCTTGGTGCGCCGCTAGAGCGTGCTAGCGGCGCGGTCGTTGTTAATTTCAGAACGGGATATCGTCGTCCATGTCATCGAAGCCACCGCTGGCCGGTGCGCCCTGACTCTGCGCGGGCTTCGCTGCTCGAGCCGTTTGGCCGCCTTCTGCTCGCCCGCCAAGCATCTGCAGTTGGTCGACGTTCACTTCTGTCGAGTACTTATCGACGCCAGCCTGATCCGTCCATTTGCGCGTCCTGACACGGCCTTCTATGTAGACGCTCGAGCCTTTCTTCAGATATTCGGCGGCCACTTGTGCAAGGCGGCCGAACAGGTTGCATCGGTGCCATTCGGTGTGCTCTTTCACGCCGGATGCCTTGTCTTTCCACTTCTCAGTGGTGGCGACGCGCAGGTTCGCGACGGCATCGCCGCTCGGCAGGTATCGAACTTCGGGATCGGCGCCAAGATTTCCGACGATGATGAGTTTGTTGACGGATGCCATTTACGCTCCTGCGGTTTCGGTGGTTTGTTGATGCTCTGCGAGTTTTGCCGCTCGAGCGGCGTCGCGAGCTTCTTTGAATGCGCTGATTGCTTGTGCTGCTTCGCCAAGTCGGGCCTTCGGGAGATCGATTACGCTCGAGATACCGAACTTCTCGCAGAAGCGTTGAGCCGAAAGCCCGCTATCTGCCATCGCACTGAGCAACTCGTCGCGTTCAACGGGGTTGACCGTCGGCGGCTGCTCAACGCCCGACTCGAGCCATGCGAGCAGTTCCGCGCCGGTATCCTGGCTGACCTTGAAGAAGCGGCCGTCAAAGAGGGAAGTGCGGTCTTTGCTCGAGCTGGCGACGTGGTTCATGTCGATATCGAGCATCACCGTGAATTCGTATTCCATGCCGTCTCGCTGCACCGGTGCGAGTCCGACCTTTTTCGGCGTCTGCTTGCCTCGGTCGTTTGTCTCGAGCACGTACTCCTGCTTGGCGCGCATCGTCGCGATGACGTGACACGGGCTTTTGAGCATCGCCTCTACCAGAGCGTTGTGCTCAGGCGTGATCGTGCGCCATGCCGCAAAGCCGTTAGCCTTCCCGCTGTCTGCGATCTTCCCTTGCTTGTCGAGCAAGCCGCCGTCTCCGGCCCATGCGTGCGTCAGGCTGTCGATGATGATGGTCGTGTAGCCAGCCACCTCGAACGCCTTGATCGCCTGCAGGTACTTCGGCACTGTGTACGGCGCTTCGATTGAAATAATGTCGTAATCGCCGAGGTGCGCGTACAGATCTGCAGATCCGTGCTCGGTGTCGATGACACCGACCTTACCGCCAAGCCCGAAGGCCAAGAGCAGAGCGGAATACGTCTTGCCCGCACCACTCGGTGCTGCGATGCCAAGCCTCAGTTTTGCCTTCTTGCGCTGCGCTTTCCGGATTTCCATGATGTTTCTCCCGTTGCTCGAGTTCAAATAACTGCTGTTCTTCCTGCTGCTGTTGCTGCCACCAATCAGCGCCGCTCATTGGAAAGCCCCTAGGTTCTGCGCTGCCGCCCACGCCCCGTATCCGAAGCAGACGAGTAGCGCGATCGTCCACTCAAGCGCGGCCCGCATGGCTTATCTCGTCGATTTCATCGCGCAGGACGCGCGCACGGTTCACAAGGAGGGAGAGCCAGCCATCGGCGGCGGCTTCAGGAAACATCGATGAAAAGCGACGCCATTCCAAATCGAAATTCATCAGAAGGGCGTACATGTCCGGCACCTTCTCCGCGATCTGCACCTGACGATGGAGTTCGATCAGTTCGGCGACAGGGCAAAGGTGCTCGTCGCCGGCCTTGCGCAGTTCCTGCATGAATACTGACTTAGGCACTGAAGCAGCCAGTGTATCCATTGCGGACAAATTTTTACGCGCAACAGGAGCTTGTTGCGGGCGGAAGGCTTCGATACTGCGTAATAAGCCGTTGCGGGCCAAGGTTTGCGGTTTCATCGATGTTTCCTTCTGGATTGTTGTTGTGTGTGCTGCTGGTATGAATAGTACTTGGCGTGTATTAATAAAGCAAGCGTTTTTTCACGCCGATGTGTGCGATTGGCTACGCTTCCATCAGTTGGCGCCGACAAAGACTCGGATGATCCTGCGGTGCAGTGGCTTACGTGGCGTCCACAACTTCATTTCGCCGCCTTGCACACACTTGCCGCCGTACGTAGCCTCTGTCTTGCAGAAGTATCCGGTTACCTGGCACTGCCAGAACGTTCTTGCTAGCCCGTAGCGATGCGCACAGGTAGCGCAGTTGCGTTCATCTTTCATGCTTCCTCCTGTCGATTGATCCATCCCCGGCGCTCGAACGCCGGTCGTAACTTCTCGTGCGTCGCCTGGCGCAGCTCTGCGATTGCAGGCCCGATCTTCGCTGCCGCGTTGTATGCGGTGCTTCGGCTTACTCCGCACGCATCGGCGATGTGCTGCGCGGAAGGGCAGTAGTGCGCGCCATACACGAACTCGCGCATCAGCATCAGGCGGATGACAGCCCGATTGCGCACGATGCCGGCGAACAGGTGTTCGAGCCGACCGATCGCCGCGTGTCGCTCGCCGTTCTCGCCGCCGTATTCCGCGTCCAGG